CTGGGAGACCGTCTTTGATCGGTTTCCTGGGCTTGTGCTTGAGTCCTCTGGGCTTGATGGGGAAGTGTTAACGCTTTCGCGCACCGCTTCGCGCACACAGCGCCAGGGGCTTGGGTTGACGCTTCCCATCGGACCGATTCAGGCCGTTGAATCCATTCGCTATCGAGATCACAACGGTGAGTGGCAGACGCTCGCCCCTGATGCTTACGTCCGTGATCACGTAACAGGGGTGGATCGTATCTACCCGGGCCCCGAGGGTTGGCCCGAGGTTGATGCAAGTGGTCAGGCAGTTTGTGTTCGCTATGTGGCAGGCTACGGGGCTCGGTGGGCAACGCCTGCGGCACTGCGTGTGTGGATGCTACTTAGAATTGGTGCGATGCATGAAAACCGCGAGGAGTATTCATCAAAGGCCCTATCGCGCCTTCCCATGATGGATCGGCTCTTAGACCCTTACCGACTCAGTATCTATTAATCACGCACCCGATAATTTTTTTCCCGCTGCCCGATCGTCCAGAGACTGATGTTACTTTGCTAACGTTGCTTCGCTAACGCTCCGGGCGGGATTATTGATGGCATCAGTTGCTCATGATCGCCTGCAGGCGGGCGATCTTTCACATCGTATACAGATTGAGGCGCCTGTTCGCACCACGGACTCGCTGGGACAGGTCACAAGGCACTACCGAGTGCTTGCCACCGTGTGGGCAAAGGCTGAACCCTTAAGCACGAAAGCGGTGCTTGAGGCAGGTCACAGCCAGGCGCAAAGCCTGTGGCAGTTTGTGATTCGCGATCGCAAGGATTTAAAGCTTTCTACGGAACATCGGATTGTGTTTCAAGGCGCTGCCATGTCGATCTCAGCACTTGTAAAGCCTATTGCAGGCGTCCCATGGATTCGGATCACGGCAGGGGAAGGAGGCAGTGTTGATTGAGATGAAGCTTGAGGGCCTTCGGGAGCTTTCAAAGCAATTGCAATTGTTGCCCGAACGGGTCGCTCGCAATGCGCTTCGATCGGCCGTTTATGCAGGAGCCAGTGTGGTGCGAAAGGCCGTGAAGGCTCGCGCGCCAGTGGCAACGAGTAAGCTAAAGGCCTCGGTTTACCAAAAACAGATTCGAGAACATTCCAACCTTTACACCCAGGTGTTTTTCGTCGGGATACGTTCTGGGGCAAGAAAAAAGCGTGACGGCAGCAAAGACTTTAGCCGAGATGCCTGGTACTGGCGCATGCACGAGATGGGAACAAGCAAGATGGCTGCACGCCCTTTTGTGCGCCCAGCCTTTATGGCAGTGCACGAGGAGGCAGCGCGGGCGATTGCTACAAAGCTTGCCGATCGGATCAGCGAGGAAGCTCGTCGCAGTTAATGAGCGCTTTGGACGATGAGCCTTAATACCCTGGTGTATGAGGCGATCAGGCAATCGCTCAATGATCCGCTCAATCAATCGGCTAGCGATCCCCTTGATACGGTAAGCCCGTTGGTTGATGTGGTGGTCCGACCCGATGTAGCACATGTCGATGATCGTGCGCCCTATGTGATTTATCAGCGGGTGGGACTTGCGCCTTCTGCCACCCTAAGTGGTGCGGCATCGAGTCTCACCCATGCGCTTTATCAAATCGACGTTTATGCCAGCACGCGGTCGCATTGATCCCTTGCCCTTTGTTGATGGACTGCTTGATGGCTTCAAGGTGAGCCTCGTATGAGTGTCATTAGCGCCGGGCAGCTGAATCACCGCGTGCGTATTCAGCAGCCTACAACCGTCAAAGATGCCCTTGGAGCTCCCACCCAAGTCTGGGCAGATGTGGCAACCGTCTGGGCAGACATCCAGCCCCTTTCGGGACGGGAAGCTCGGATTGCAGACCGGGTGGCAGCGGAGGTGACGCATCAGATCACGGTTCGCTACCGATCCGATCTCGATGATCCCCAGGCCGTTGCGCGGATGCGTGTGCTCTTTCGGAGCCGGATTTTTTCCATTCACGCAGCACTCAATGACGATGAGGCCAATGTCGCGATCATCCTCTTGGCAAGCGAAGGACTTCGGGATGGCTAGGGTTGAAACCGTACGCATCGAGGGCCTGGCACAACTCGATCGTGCGCTTCGGGAACTGCCCCAACGCATCGCCAACCGGGGACTAAGAGCCTCGGTCTACGCCGGTGCAAAGGTGATCCGTGATGAGGCGCGCTCCCGGGCACCCAAAGCCGCTCAGTCACTTGGCCCCAAGCAACCGCCACCCGGAACGCTCAAACGCTCGGTGATCATGAAGCACATCCGTGAGCTTTCCGGCGGAGGCCGCCAGACGTTCTATGTGCTGGTACGCCATGGCAAGAAATACCGCAACCAAGGCAAGCGCGGAAACCTGTCGCAGGACGCCTGGTACTGGCGCTTTGTGGAGTTCGGCACCCGCAAGATGGCAGCGCGCCCCTTCCTGCGACCGGCGCTTGAGTCCCGCAGACGAGAGGCAGTCGATGCCATCAAGGAGCGCCTGACTCAAAGAATCGAGATCGAGGCCAAAGCCTTGAACGGGCGCTAGCGATGCAGGACTTTTACGACGCCATCAAGCACTTGGCGGGCGGTCAGGTGTATGCAGTCGTAGCCCCCCAGGACGCTCAGTATCCGACGCTGGTTTACACGCCCATCGATGAGGAACGGGTCATCGCGCTTGACGGCCCCAATCCGCTCAAGCGTTCCCGGGTACAGGTGGACGCCTATGCCCGAACGCTCGCTGTCTGCGAACAGTTGCAAGACCAGGTGCTCTCGGCCTTGCTCGCTGACATCAACACCGTGGCCGATGTACGCATGGGCCTGACCGATTTCGACCCTCAAGCCGGCATCTACCGGATTTCTGTGGACTTCACCTACTACCGGTAACGGTGGTCGTGCGGTCCTTCTTCAAAACCCACCTGGAGGCCTTTCATGCCTAGTACTGCGATCACCGCGCAGGGCATCACCATTGCCCGTTTCGGCACCACCACCTTTGAGACCATCCCTAACGTCGTGTCCTTCCAAGGACCCGGCGGCCAGGCATCGGTCATTGACGTCACCAATCTGGCCTCGACTGCCAAGGAAAAGCGGGTTGGTCTTCGCGATGAAGGTCAGCTCTCGCTGTCGTTGCACTTCAACCCTGATGACACCGTCCATCAGGGGCTGCGCACTGACCGCGCTAATCGCACCCGTCGGCAATTCAAGATCACCTTTACCGACACCACTCCGGCCGCGACCTGGACCTTCTACGGCTATGTGACGCAGTTCAGCGTCCAAGGCGGCGTAGATGCGGTGGTTGAGGCGAGCGTCACGATTGAAATCGATGGCGACATTACGGAGGCATGAAGCGCATGAATATTCTTTCCAAAGACGCCATCCTGGCAGCTGACGACCTGCCGCGCGAAACCGTTCACGTCCCCGAATGGGGTGGCGATGTGTACGTGCGCACGATGAGCGGCACCGATCGCGATGCCTTTGAGACCAGTCTCATCGCCCGCGAGGGTGAGCGGGACGGTCGCATGGAAAACGTCCGAGCCCGGCTTGTGGCGCTCACTCTGTGTGATGAAAGCGGCGCACGTCTTTTTGAGGATGGCGCGATTGCTGCCCTGGGCCGCAAGAGCGCCCGGGCGCTCGATCGTGTGTTTGCTGTGGCCCAGCGTCTGAACGGCATCGGTACCGAGCAGGCGGCAGCCGCAAAAAAAGCCTAACGGCCAACCCCACCCGACGGTTCGTCTTTCGCCTGGCGCTTGCGCTGGGGATGCCGGTGCGCGAGCTGCTCGCCCGCATCGGCTCGGACGAACTCACCGAGTGGATGGCCTTCTACCAAATCGAGCCTTTTGGCGACATGCGTGCCGATCTCAGAAGCGGTGTGATTGCTTCAACCTTTGCGAACGCCAACAGGGCTAAGCACGCCCGCGCGTTTTCGCCGGAAGACTTCATGCCCTTCGTGGAGAGGACCGAGCCTAGGGACGATGCCCGCCTGAATGTGGCCCGATTCAAGGCACTTTTTGCCCACAAGGTGAAAAAGCATGGCTGACCTCGGCTCTCTCGTTGTCAAGCTCTCGGCCGAGACGTCTGAGTTTCGGGCCGATCTGGGGCGCACCGCGCGCCTTCTGGATCGCCATGCCAATGACATGAAGACCTCGCTCCAGCAGGTCGCAACGGTCGCCAAGACCGCTTTTGCGGTAGCGATCGGTGCGGCCTCGGTTGGCGCCTTGCGCGATTTCATTGACCGGACGATTGAGGCAACGGCAGCGTTACAGCAGTTGTCCGAGCAGACCGGAGCGAGCACCACGGCCTTATCGGGCCTGGCCCCCGTTGCGACGATCTCTGGCACCGCCATGGAGACGATTGGCACCAATCTCTCCAAGCTCTCCAAGGCCCTTGCCGGCGTGGATGACGAGGGTGCGGATGCCAGCAAGGCCTTGCAGTTCCTTGGGATCACGGCCAAGGATTCTGGCGGCAATCTGCGCGATCCGGCCGAGGTGCTCAACGATGTGGCTTTGAAACTTGCCCAGTTCGAGGACGGTGCAGGCAAAACGGCACTCGCCATGGACCTTTTTGGCAAGTCGGGTGCCTCGATGCTGCCCTTCTTGAAGGATCTCGCAGAAAACCAAAACCTCAACATCAGGCTCACCGCGCAGCAGATCGAGGAGGCCGACAAGGCGTCCAAGGCCATGGCGCGGATGCGGGCGGAGAGCAGCTTTGTCTCCCAGACCCTGGTGACA